CGAGCTGGTGCTGTCCAAGAACGACGAGGACATCGTGGTGCTGCGCCTGTCGCCAGAGCAGCAGATGGCGATGGCTACTGTTCTGACTGCCGCGGCAATGCGCCAGATCTATCCGCCCCGCCCTGCAAATACCTCCGCAGCGTAGAGCGGTCTATCCCCAGCTCTTTGGCGGCTGCGCTGACAGACCGAAACTCAAGCGGGCCGATCTTCACTGGCTTCGCGTTGGACCGGTGGTGCTGGTCGTGCCTCCCGCGCCCAAGGCCAGCGTGATCGGCGCGGCCACGGGCGACGAGGTTGTTGATCGTGCGGTGCGAGACGCCTAGCGCCCTGCCGGCCGCCCTGGCGTCCTCGTAGACCACGCCGCGGATCATCACCGGCAGCGCGCCCTTGCCCTCCTGCTTCATACGTCCTGCCATGGGTCAGGCTTCCGCGGCTTTATCTCTGCGATGACCTTCACATTCGGCTCTAGCTGCAGCACGCGGGTCGCGGCCTTTTCCCACAGCTTTTCCCAGTGATCCCGCTCCTCGCGCAGGCGCGCGTTTTCTTTCTTCAGGGCTTCCAGCTCGTCTTGCCAGTTCCACTTAGCCATCACGCCTCTCCTTTCGGCCAGTAGTAGTTGCAGTTTTCACCCTCCTCGGGCAGCCCCACGAACCATGCCTGCATATACTCGCTCGCCTTCGTGCCGCTGGCAGGGTTCCGGTAGCACTTGGCCTTGAGCGGGCAGGTCTCGCTGCCGCACATGCTTATGTCAGGCATCATTTATCTCCATCGAGAAACTGCGCTGGGTCTAGGGCGCGGATGTCCTCCCTCGCAAGCAACACCATACTTTTTGCGGCTTTCTGTGTCTTGAGCGGCAAGTATTTTGTGCCTGTGCTATCCATTACGTCGTAGTCCTGTATGATCGTAGAGCAAACTTTCGCCGCCCCCTCTAGCGCCCTCTTCACGGCGGCTTCGATCTGGGCGCGCACAACGTCCTCGCGGATATAGGTCTGTGGCGGCTCATCTTGGCGAACTGTGTAAGCAATCTCTTTGTCGCTCACTACGTCCAAATGCACCTCGCCTTGTTCAAGTGCGTCACTCATGTCTTGTCTCCTAAAACGATGTAGATATTCACTGGCGATGGCTTGGGGCGGCGTTCAATGTAAGACCAATGCGGGCCAAGGCGCACATTGAACCAGCGCCGAAACAGCAGCGCAAACCAGATCGGGACAGGGATTTTCAATGCGGGCACTCCTCACCTCTCTCCCACCAGCGGTCAATCGGCGGCTGCCGCTTCGGCGGCTGTTCCAGCGGCGCCGCGTCGGGCGTCCTGATGCCGATTTGCTTTAGCTCTTCCTCCAGCCACTTTGGCATTGGCTCGTCGTAGGTCGCCATTGTTCATCCTCCTAAACACAGCCGTGAAGGCCTCAATAATCGCCCGCTCTATCTGCTGCTCTGTCACGTTGGATCTCCCGCTTAACAACGTCAATAAGGTTCTGTAGCTCGCGCGCCCGCTCCTTGTTCCAGGGCGACTTCGCGTCAAGCTCGATGATCTGCGCCACGCGCTTCATGCGCTCCAGCGTTGCGTCAATCCCAGTCATGGGCGCGCTCCTCAATCGTTTCGATCATCGTGCGGATCGCCCAAGCGGTGCAATCCTCGGCGGGCTTGCCGGGGACGATCTGCCACACGCGGAAGTCGGTTGCGTCTGGCTCGTATGGTTCGTCGGCCCAAGCGTCGATCATGACCTCAATCACGTCATCTTCGCTGGTGACGAAGCCATCGCCAATGTCGCCCCATGTGCCTTCTGGCGCGCAGAAAGAACCTTGAAAGCGGTGGTGAACGATGAAGAATGTTTCTGGGTAGGGTGCTGGTTTCATTTCCGTTTCCACTCCGTTTGCCGCTCACTGACGCGGCGGCTGACCACTAGGCCGTCAACTTCCATCCGCCGCAGCACGTCACGCACAGCTTTGTAGTAGACGCCGGAGTGCTCGCAAATCCACGGCTGGCTCTTGTATTCGTTGCGCGGCAAGACCTTCAGGATCGCCTCGATCCTCGGCTTCACGCCGGCGTCAAACCGTGTGCGCGCACCCGCCTTGTTCTTGTCCAAGTTGTTCTCCGGCAGGCCAGGACGATGCCCCTCGGCCCAAGCCTGCTTGCGCATCGCCGCGCCAATCAATTCCTCATATGTCATCTGCGAAACCGCTCTTACGAACCGCGATGATGTTAAACGTGCCCCGGCCCATGACCATGTCGGCAGGCTTCTGCTCGCGCTGGTGGTGGACATCAATCAGCCGCATCTTCTGCAGCCGGCGCACCTCGGCGCGCAGCGGGTCTGGCAGGGCGCTGTAGCCAATTACATTGCTGGCCACCACGATCTTGCTGCCGACTGAGGCACTCTTTACGGCAGCCTTTAGCTTTGAGACTGTAAGCATGTTTCCCTCACAGACAGTAGATGACGAGGATGCCGCAGGTGAAGATGGTGAAGCCTATGGCGTCTAGGATGAATGTCATGGTGGTCTCCTTGGTTGGGGTGGTGAGGGCCGAAGCCCCCGGTTGTCAGGTGTGTGTCAGTTGACACCACGCAGGCGTGGCACGAACACCTCACCGAGGTGGTCGGCATCGTGGTCGGCGGTCGTGATTCCATAGAGTCGATCCTCGCCGGTCCCATCGTAGTGCTCGCGCAGCAGGGCGAGCGCCTCGTTGGCATTCGTTGCATTTCCGATATTGATGCCATCGCGCGGGTTGATGCTGTCAAATACTTTCATCTGTCTGTCCTCCTTGGTTGGTCTTATCTTCTGCACCAACTATTGCATATACGCAAAACACCCGTCAACCCACAAAATGCACAAACGCAAACTTTTTGCTTGCCGCAACATTCTGCGGCGTTAGTTTTGTCTGAGCCGCCCTGTGGTGGTGCTGCTACGGCTGTATGGGAGTCCAGCCGCCGAGCGCCGGGAGCGCCAGCAGCACCTCCAGAGCGCGGCCGTGGTATCAATCGGTTGTCAGATGACCCGCATGGACCGCTTCTTGCCTGCGCCACAGCCCGAAGCTGGCCGCGCTCAACTGGTCCGTCCTCTCCTGCGGACACCACGCCGGTTCCTCCCCCGGCACAACTGGACCGGCGCCGCAACGCGCCGGTCTTTTTTTATCGCTTGACATTGCGCCTCCGCAAAGCGTAGCGTTGGCGCAAATCACAACGAGGGTAGCATGGTCTACACGATAACAGAGCTGAAAAGCGTCCTCGACGGTCGGCCGCTGAAGGAAATTGCAGAGCATACAGGCATCCACCACACGACGCTCTGGCGGCTGTGGCGCGGGCAGCAGGAAGCCCGCGAAGGCACGCTGGTCAAGCTGACCGACTTCGTGCAGGGGCGCGGGTGATGGTCGCCTACTACAACGAGATCGACAAGAACGCGGCGGCATGGCTGCGCGAGCTTATCAAGCAGGGCCACATTGCGCCGGGAGACGTGGATGAACGAGACATTCGGGACATCAAGCCAACTGAGCTGGCTGGATATGCTCAGTGCCACTTCTTCGCAGGGATCGGCGGATGGAGCCTCGCCCTGCGCCTCGCAGGATGGCCAGACGACCGTCCTGTTTGGACGGGATCATGCCCTTGCCAGCCTTTCAGCGCGGCAGGCGCAAGAGGCGGGATGTCTGATGAGCGGCACCTCTGGCCGCACTGGCACCACCTCATCAGCCAGTGCCGCCCTGCAACAGTCTTTGGCGAGCAAGTTGCAAGCAAAGACGGCCTCGGCTGGCTCGACCTTGTATCGGCTGACATGGAAGCAACGGGATACGCCTTCGCGGCAGAAGATATATGCGCTGCGGGCGTCGGCGCCCCGCACATCAGACAGCGCCTCTGGTTTGTCGGGCTGGAACACCCCCAGAGCAACGGACGGGACCAACGGCGGACCCAATCAATCGGGCGGGGCGTTGCCAGCGGATGCGGCGCTCTCGGGCTGGCCGACGCCGATAGTGAACGACACAACGGGATCAACACACTGCTACAACGGCAAGAACCCGGACGGGACAAACAAGATCGCGTTGAAACTGCCGGGAGCGGCGAAGCTTGCAGGCCCAGCCCGACTAACGGCTTCTGGGGAGATGCTGTCTGGCTCTACTGCCGGGATGGAAAGTGGCGGCCAGTTGAACCCGCTTCACAGCGCATGGCTAATGGGTTATCCTTGTGTTTGGGATCAATGCGCGGAGCGTGCATTGGCGAACAAGAGGAACCGTTAAATGCCAAGGAAGCCATTAGATTTGGGCGCAAAGCCTTGCAAGTGCTGCGGGGATTTGATGACCCGGAAGCGTTTTGGCTCTCGGTTGGAGGACGCATCGGCTTTCCGCAAGCGACGTTTCTGCTCGCTGTCATGTGCAAATACTCGCGGGAATTGGGGATCATCACCGACAGCGAAACGTCGTGCGGCGAACAAGATGGCCAAGCCTTTTTGCGAGCGTTGCGGGGACGCGCATCACAAACTTCACGTTCACCACAAGGATCAGAATGTTCAGAACAATTCACTAAAGAACTTGGAGACGCTTTGTCCAAGTTGTCACAAGATAGCGCACAACAAAGGGCACTTATGACATCTTTGGCAAGCTACACGGCTGGGCCTCTGGCGCAAGGAACCAGCAACAGAGTGGGACGACTGCGCGGTTACGGCAATGCCATCGTCCCGCAAGTCGCGGCAACGTGGATCGAAGCAGTGATGGAGTGCGCATGATGGGCGGCAAGGCATCACGCGACAAGGGCGCCAGCTACGAGCGCGAGATCGTCAACTGGCACAAGGCACGCGGCGTGCCGGCCGAGCGCATCCCGCTGTCTGGGGCCGTGAAGGGCAACTACGCCGGCGACCTGAAGATCGGGCCGACGCTGGGGCTGGTGGCAGAGTGCAAGCGCCGCGCCCGCGGCTTCGGCACGCTCTACGCTGCTTTGGAGCAAGACAACAGCGACCTGCTGTTCGTCAGAGACGACCGCAAGGAAACCTTGGTAGTGCTGCCGCTGCAGACCTACGAGGCAATTTTGGACTGGTTGAAGTGGACCAAAGGAGAGGAATGATGCAAGTTGAAACCATACGCCGTGCGATCGGCCAAATCTCGGACGCAGCCGACATGCTGGAAGCCGCCCTGCGCCGTGCGCAGGATCTGCTGCAAGATGATGAATGCCCGAAGCCCTATGAGCAGTGGGACGAATACGCCGAGCAGGCAGGCTTTGCGGCTGGCGAGATCAACTGCGGCGATTTTGGGCAGCAAGTGACCGCCACAATCGACGCGCTTGAGCTGCTGGCGCGGGAGGTGTGAGATGGGTTGGGAAGAAGCATTCGACGCATTCGAGAGCCTGTATCGCGCGCGAGATGAAATGCAGTCGGCGCTAATCAGCGCCCGCCGCGTCCTGCGCAAGGCAACCGCCTCTGAATATTGGTGGGCCGAAGCAGGCTACAAGGCTGCTGAAAGCCTGCTGACCCAAGACGAAGACGAGCGGCTGCAGGATGTAATCGACGCGCTCGATGACCTTTGGACGGAGCTGAAAGATGGCTAACGGCTTCGAAAAGCACGGCATCGACCACCTAAGCGCGTCCAGCTTGAATTTGTGGACTAACGATCCGGCTCTCTGGGTCATGCAATATCTGCACGGTAAGCGGACCCCGATGGGGCCAGCCGCGTGGCGCGGCATATGCATCGAGGACGCCTTGGTGCAGGTAAAGCTGGGCAAAATGTCGCTGACCGACGCCTACGACTACGCCGAGAAAAAATTTGACACACGGTATATGTTTGGCGACCAGGACAGCACGCGCGAGCGGGCCAACCTGCGGCCGATGCTGGCCGAGGCAGACCTCGCGCTTACTGAGTTCGGTAAGCCAGAGTTTCCCGAGGAAGGCCAAGAGAAGGTCAGCATCACCGCCAGGGGCGACGACTGGTCGATCCCGGTGATCGGCTACCTCGACCTGGTGTTTCCGCAGTATGGCGTTGTCATTGATCTGAAAACGACAACGCGCATCCCCTCGGTGATGTCGCCAGAACACCAGCTTCAGCGCGCCATCTATGCTAGAGCGAAGGGCGGCAACATGGCGGTTAAGTTCCTTTACGTTTCCGGTAAGAAACACGCCATTTTAGAGGACGGCGATCCGGCTCAGATCCTCGCTCAGGCGAAAATCCAGATCGGGCGCATGGAGGCCTTCCTGCGCCACACCGACAAAGACACCGCCAGGCAGATCGTGCCGGTCAACCCAAACAGCTACTACTGGCGCGGCGCGGAAGACCTGCGCAAAGAATTTTACGGCGTCTGATCCGTAAATCCGCAGCCGGTCGGTCACCGGCGCAACAAGACAAGAGGTCAAAATGTTTCAACTAGACACTGGTAGCCAAGGTGGTGAAGGCCCGTGGGTGGCGTGGAGCGCCCGCGGCACTCTCGACGGGACTGTTCCCGCAAAGTCATTCTTCATGCGCGAGGGATCGACGAAGACGCAGATCGACGCATTCGCCAAGGGCGTCGTCCTCGACATCCACGCGCTGAAGACCGGCTGGCAGCGTAGTGATGGCACGCCGGGGCAGGCGCCTGAGTGGCGCTGGAACCCGTCGCCCG